GACCTCATCCGACCAGTAGCGGGGGCCTCCACGGGCTGCCAGCAGGGTCCGCACTGGATCACGCCCGTGGAGGCCCCCGCTACTGGTCGGATGAGGTCTCCTCCATCATGCACGTCGGCCACCAGATCGTGTGCGCCGTCGCCGCCTCCGCAGGCGTCAAGCAGTCCAAAATGCCGTCGGCGCCTGAACCGCCAGAGCTGGGATGGCAGCAGAAAGAGGCAGAAAAGGCCGCTATTCGCGACCGTAAAGCCCGCAACTGGATGCGCCGCTACGGCAACAGTGCAGGACTCACCATGACCTGACAAACAACTCTATAGAGAGGGGCAGCGATGGCCGGCTTCAGTCTCGGAACTGCATGGGTCCAGATCAGCCCCTCCATGAAGGGCATGCGGTCCTCCATCGAGCGCGAGCTCGGCGGAGTCAGCACCAAACCGGCGGAACGCTCCATCACGTCCGGCCTGGGCGGCGCTTTCAAGCAGGTTGGGTCGATCGCCACTGCAGCACTCGGCGCCGCAGCGGCGGTCGGCCTCGGCATGGGATTCGCCGATATCGCATCCCAGGCGCTCAATGCGGCCGACGCGACCCTCAAATTCAAGAACACGCTGTCCTTTGCGGGGATCGCGTCCGACCAGATCGAGGCACTGACAGCCTCAACCAAAGAATATGCGGACCGGACCGTCTACGGGCTGGACGATATCCAGAATATCACCGCCCAGCTCGCCTCAAACGGCGTCGAGGGATACGACAAACTCGCCGAGGCCGCCGGAAACCTGAACGCTGTCGCCGGCGGTAATGCTGAGACCTTCAAGTCCGTCGGCATGGTCCTCACCCAGACTGCCGGCCAGGGGAAGCTGACCACCGAGAACTGGAACCAGCTTTCCGACGCGATCCCCGGCGCCTCGGGGAAGATCCAGCAGGCGCTCCTCGATGCCGGTGCGTACACGGGGAATTTCCGTGACGCCATGGCGAAAGGCGAGATCACCGCCGAAGAATTCAACGCGGCGATCATGGACCTGGGAATGACGGACGTCGCTCAAGAGGCGGCGACCTCGACCCAGACCATGGAAGGTGCCTGGGGCAATTTCGAGGCCACCATGGTCACGGGAGCCCAGCAGATTGCTGAAAAGGCGCTCCCGTACCTGACGTCGGGCCTGTCGAAAATGTCCGACTGGGCTCAAACGGCGTTCGCCTGGATCAACACAACCCTGATCCCGTCCCTGTCATCCCTGTGGAGCACCCTCGCACAAGGCGATTTCACGGGGCCTATCTTCGGATTCGAAGAGGACAGCGGCTTCGTTGATTTCCTTTTCAATGTTCGTGATGCAGCCATTTCTGCTGGCCAGTGGATCAATGACACGCTGATCCCCTCGGTGCAGAGCATCTACAATATCCTCGCAAGCGGGGACTTCACCGGCCCAATATTCGGGCTCGAGGAAGACTCCGGCCTGGTCGCATTCCTCTTTGACATCCGCGAAACTGCAGTAAGCCTGTGGAATACTCTCACCGGCTCCGTGATTCCCGGCGTCACAGACTTCCTGACCACGGTCGCGAATTCGCCGATGTTCCATACGGTCCTCAGCTTCTTCGGGAGCCTGGCCAACAATGAAGGCGTCCTGCTCGGCATAGTCGGTGCATTCACGGCCTGGAAAATCGTGCTGGCCGGAATCAGCCTATGGAATTTCATCGCGGGCATCGGTAAAAGCACGGTCGCACTGGTCACCAACACTGGTGCCTGGATAGCCAATAAGGCCGCAATGATTGCGTCCAAGGCGCAGACCGTCATCCTCATGGGGATGTACGCTGGCGAATTCATTGCCAACCTCGTCAAAACCGGGGTGCAGCTAGGGATTCAGGCCGGCGCATGGATCGCTGCGACTGCGGCGCAGGCCGCGCACACCGTGGCCGGCTGGGCGAGCATCGCCATGCAGGGAGCCGCCAAGGTCGCCACCCTGGCGTGGACTGGCGCCCAGTGGCTCCTGAACGCGGCCCTGGATGCAAACCCGATCGGTATCGTGGTCATCGCGATCGCGGCCCTGGTGGGCGCCCTCATCTACGCCTGGAACAATTCCGAAACATTCCGGAATATCGTGATCAGCGCCTGGGAAGGAATCAAGTCCGCTGCCGGTACCGTCGCCGAGTGGTTCATGACCAATGTGTGGCCGCTACTCCAAACCGCCTGGGGCTACATTTCTGCTGGCGCCTCCGCGTTGTGGGGCGTCATCGTGGCGGCCTGGAATGGCATATGGTCCGCCGCCTCCGGCGTCGTGGATTGGTTTTCCACGTCCGCATGGCCGGCAATCCAGACCGCATGGACCTACATATCGGCCGGCGCCCAGCTCCTGTGGTCGATTATCTCGACTGTCTGGAACGGGATTTGGACGGTCGTATCCGGCGTCGTCAATTGGCTTTGGTCTGTCGCGGGCACACAGATTTCCACAGTGTGGACCTGGATATCCACGGGAGCGTCGTTCCTGTGGTCGATTATCTCGACCGTCTGGAATGGGATATGGTCAGTCATCGGTGGCGTGGTCACGTGGCTGACAACGACCGCCGCACCCTATATCGCTGCTGCGTGGGAGATAATCAAGACTGGCGCCTCGTTCCTGTGGTCGGTCATTTCGACCGTTTGGAACGGAATATGGACAGTCATTTCAACTGTCGTGGCATGGATTTGGTCCGTCGCAGGCACGCAGATTCAGACCGTATGGAACTGGATCACCACGGGAGCCCAACTCATGTGGGTGGGCATGCAAGTCGTCTGGAACGGGATTTGGTCCGCCATTTCAGTGGTCGTGAACTGGATCGTCAACACGGCCTGGCCGTGGATCCAGTCGGCGTGGTCCGGAATATCATCCGGAGCTTCAACCTTGTGGTCGTGGATCACGTGGGCATGGAACGGGATTTGGTCCGCCATTTCAGTGGTCGTGAACTGGATTCTCTATACGGCCTGGCCGTGGATTCAATCGGCCTGGACCGGCATCTCCACGGGCGCGAGCGCCCTATGGAGCTGGATCACGTGGGCATGGAACGGGATTTGGTCTGCCGTATCTGTCGTCGTCAATTGGCTGCTATATACGGCGTGGCCCTGGGTCCAGTCCGTGTGGACCGGTATCGCCAACGGGGCCAACGCGCTATGGACCGCCATATCCACAGCCTGGAACGGCCTGAAAAGTGCGATCAGCACTGTCGCAGATTGGCTGTACAACACTCTCTGGACTCGCGTCTCTCAGGTCTGGTCTGGCATTAAGTCCGGCGCTGAGAAGATGAAGGACGGCATCAAGGACGCTTTCGATAAGGTCAAGAGTGCCGCGGCCAAGCCGATTAACTTCGTGATCGGTACCGTCTATACGGACGGCATCAAGAAGCTTGTCGATAGCGTCATGGAGAAGGTCGGCCTCGACCTGCGCATGCCGTCCGTATCGAAAGTCGCCGAGTACGCGTCCGGTGGTGTGCTGCCTGGTTACACGCCGGGTAAGGACATTTACCATTTCACCTCGACCGACGGCGGTGGCCGGCTCGCCCTCTCGGGCGGTGAGGCGATCATGCGCCCCGAGTGGGTGCGGGCAGTCGGTGGGCCGGCCATGGTCAATGCCATGAACATGGCCGCCGTCGGGCATCGGATGATTCCCGGCGGAGACGTCGGCAAGGATGGATACCGCGGATACGCCCCCGGCGGTGTGTGGGAGGCCGTGAAGGACACCATCAGCAGCGGTTACACCGCGATCTCCAACTGGGTGAGCGATTCTGCGGAAGCGTTGGGCAATATTCTCACCGACCCTGCTGGGGCGATTGAGAATCTTGTCTGGTCCCCTGTCAAGGCGAAGATCGATTCCTATGGCGGGAATGGTGGCGCTTTCTGGGATGCCGGAAAAGCGATTCCGAAGAAGATCGTTGATGGCGTCAAGGATTGGTTTGTTTCGCATGCTCCTGCCCCGTCGGGTGGCGCTGATGGGCCTGTTGATCTGAGTAGCGCTACGGACCTGCCCTCGGCAGCCAGGGCGGCTATCGGCACACCGTATGTCTGGGGCGGCTCGTCCGTTCCGGGCGGTGTGGACTGCTCTGGTCTCGTCTATTGGGCCGCTAAGCAATTGGGCTGGGGTTGGCCGCGGCTGACGGCCGCGGGCTATCAGGCAGGCTCCCGTCCAGGGAATTCAAATGTCCCCGGGAACCTCTTGTTCTGGGGCTATCCTGCGCATCACGTGGCTATCGCATCGGGCGGGGGCCGCATGATCGAGGCCCCAACATTCGGCATCCCCGTCCGTGAGATCGGCATCTACGGCGGGCCGTCGGCTGGTATCTATGGGTACGACTCAGGTGGCTGGCTGCAGCCTGGTGACACTATGGCCGTCAATAAAACCGGCAAGCCCGAAGCGGTTTTCACGAATACTCAATTTGAGAAAATCGACAAGCTTATCGGGGCACTGGAGAACGGACTTTTCAGTCAGCGTGATCTGATCGTCCGTGACGCAGATGACGAGCTCATCGGCCGAATGAAGACCGAAGCCGTGGGCGCCATTGTCGAGTACGACCAGCTGAATCACTGAGTCGCTATTGGGGCCTCACTGTAGTCAGTGACGACCTCACTGTAGTCAGTGACGAGCAGGCCGAGCTCAGTGATAGCTTGCTGAAAGGATCCTCATGGCACTCACAGGGTGGATCGCGTCCCATACGGGGCTGCCGTCGCTCATGGCCACGGGCAAGGAGCCGATCTATGCAGGAGATCGGCTCCTTGCCGTCCCGGGCCTGGTGCGTGCCCCCCGTCCAGCCCAGTGGTGGAAGCACATCAAGGCTGAGGAGAAGGGGCCGCTGCTCACCGAGCCGCGCGCCACCCTCGTATCGGACGCCATGGCAGTGCCCGGCTCGACACTGACCTACACGCAGGGAGACTCGTCCGTCACCCTGACCAGGCCGGAGGTCGAGTGGTGGCGGGCGATGATCTCTGGCCTCGACGGCCGCACCATCCCTGACATTGTCTGGACCCACGATGGCGACAAGCGCGACTGGTCCTCATCGATCAACCGCTTCAGTCCACGCATAGCCCGCTGGTCTCTCGAGGAACCGGCGCGCACTGGCACCGGTCTCCTGACCCTCCTCGACCCGGACCGCGGCGAGGACCTATGGGACCTGCTGCGCCGCAGCGAGCCACTGATCATCACCCCTGGCCGGCACGCCGACAGCCTGCCGCCCAGGTTCGTGACCGTGGACAAGCTGACCTCCAAGCGGATCAGCGGCGACGGCATCCTCGAGTACTCCGTGACCTGGACAGAGGTCCCAGAGGACTCACCTATGCTCTGCGGAGCGCAGAGCGGGTGGGGCGCAGCCCCGGTCGTGACCTGGGGCGAATGGGCGGCACACGACGGCGGTGCCTGGAAATCTCGCACGCCTATCGAGCTCTGCAGACTGATTGCGGGGATGCCATGAGACCCGGGCCCTCTACCGACGACCTCGCAGCCGGCGTCGCCATCGGCGCCCGCGTGGACATTATCCGCGGCGGCCGCGTCCTGGTCACAGGCGTGCCAGCCACAAAAGTTGAGCTCCAATGGTCCTCCGGGTCTCGGACGGTCCCCGCCCAGGTCACCTACCGGGCGCCCCTGTCCTGGACGCCGCTGGATCCGCTGGACGCCCTCAACAATTTCGGGCAGCGCAGCATCATCACCGCTCTCCTCGAGGACCGCACTGGCCGCCGCTGGGAAGTTCCACTTGGACATTTTGTGCACACCACCTGGAGCGTGGACAAGGACGCCGTGTCCGTGACCGCGACCGACCTCATGCAGATCCTGGAGGACAATCCAGCCCCATGGGGGTCCTCACCTCCTGAGGAC